CTTTTGCATACGTATATTTGTCTAAATTTTTAATATACTGTTCTGCTAAAAATTGATATGAGCTCAACGCTTTTTTAGAAGCTTTTTTTGGAGGCTCAGGTTTAATCAATTGCTGTTTTGGTTTGATTTCTACTAGAAATTCTTTAAGATTATTATCTTCTTGAAGAACTTTCATATAAAAATCTGGATAATATTTATGTTTTCTATTATCTTGTCTAGATATGTATTCCACTTCTACGGGTTCGCTGGACCACAATAAAACCTTGTCATTATTATCACACCACATCATAAACTTTCTTTCCCATGAAGATCTATATATGATCGGCGAAGGACCAACATATTTAGTCGGATCATTAGGTATATAATAACCTTGATTGAATCCTGACTTTTTTGTAGGTCTTACGTTTTTTATTGACATTTGTTAGATTGTGTAAATTCCACCCATATCGCTGTCTTCTCCATTGTGAGAATTAGCTTTGTTCAATGATATAGTGCCTTTGTATTTTTCTGGGTGAATTGCATTCCAACCTTTAGCATAACCTCTTTTTGCGATTTCTGTAAAGTATGCAAATGCATTGGTGTACTTTGGGTTAAAGCCTTTCCAATATTTTAATAAATCTAAAATAGCAAATGATAAACAGTCTTCTCTGTCTTTTTCATCAACATATCTCATTCTATTGATTGCTTTTTCTGCCAAGAGAATAAGCATCTTCTCAGCTTCTTTAGTTAATTTTTCTTGCTCTTTTGAAAGCACGATTTGATCGTATAAATCCCTATTGTTTAAATAGTTTTTCTTTCTGGCTGGTTTCTTAACCGGCGTTGGAGTTTCAACAACTGCGGGCTTTTGTTCTGTAATTTTAGTGTTTGTTGCCAATGTATGTCTGTTTTTAGTTTATTATACGTAAGTATTTGATTTTGTTTATAAACTAAAAAGGGGACGCATTAGCGACCCCTTTTAAATATTTGTGTAGAATGTTATGCTTGTAATTCAGCAATCTTAGATTCCCATGATTTAATTTCAGCTAAAAGAAAGTTATTAGCTTCTTTAATTTCTGGTAAATTTCTATCAGCTTCAGCTAATACATTTCTTTGATCTTTTAAGAAAGCGATAGTTTCTTGACACTCACTAATTTGTGCTTGTACATCTGCTAAAGTTGCAGCTTCACCTTCTAAAGATTCAATTAAGAATGCAGATGCATCTTCACCTGTTTGTTCTTTAACATATTCTAAAGCTTCATTTGCGTTTTTAGCTTCAAAGAATTTATAGATGTGATTTCCTTTGTTGTTTCTAGAAACATAAAGTTTTTCATCAGCTTTGATTAAATCAACTGTAATGTTATTTCCTTCAAAACATGCAACCATATCTAAAACGATATAAGATTCCAACATTGCTGGAATAGCTTCGAATAATTCAGCAGTTTTTAAGTTTTCATATCTAATTGCACCACCTGCAAAAATATGCTTAGAGAAACTTTCAGATAAAATCTCTGAATTACCCCATGTAAATTTGTTTTCTGCAATGTTATAGTTAAATCTAGAAGTACCTAAATACCATCTAACATTGTTTTCGCTAAATTCAAAAGTTTCAAAAGCTGCAATTGCAGAATTTAAATTAGCATTGTTTGAAGTTTCTACTACAGAAACTGAATCACCTGACATTTCAAAGATTCTACCATTTAAATAAAATGTAGCAGAAGTCTCTGATTGTACTAAAGGAGCAAGAATATTTGTTCTCATTTTTTGTTAATTTTTTTATCTTTTATTATATATCCTAATATTATATGTCGTTTTTATCTATAATATTCACGTCATCTGTATTAGATCCTCTTGTAAAGCTTTCAATTTTTTGATCTGTTACTGTTGAAAGTATTTCAAACATTCTGTTACCTGAATGTATTTCTGTGTCAAATTCAAAAGCTGGTATGAATGAATTTACTTCAACTGAGAATGTAATTTTGTATTTATCTTTGTCATCAAACGTAAATTCTATAGGTCTTTCGTTCTCATAATCATCTGGCATGGCATAATATGAAGCGATTCTATATGTACCTTCATTTAAGTGTCCAACGTCAACGTTGAAATAATTAGACTTGTAAAGTCTTTTGATAATCATTTCGGTGATTTTTAATGAGTCTAATTGTGAACCAACTAAAACCTCAATTGAAAAGCCAAGAGTCACTGGAATCATTGTAAATTCAGCGTTGTAACCTTCCATGGCACCTTCGCTATTTAATTTAGTGTAAGATCCTCTAACGCCTTTATTGACTAATTTACTTGAATCTATTGATAAAGATGTTAAATTTGCAACGCCTCTTGGTATAGAGTCATAATTTCCATCGGCAAACATTTTATCAGGTACACAATCTAAGCCATCTGGTGTAGTAAATAAGAAATTATCTCTTAAGAATTGATCATCTCCTGTGATTGAGTAATAAAATGGAACATCTACAACTACTCTAGTATCATTGTCCTTTTGTCTGTAAAAGTAAATTTTATTATTAAGGTCTGAAATTAGGCCTATAATAATATGTCTTATTATACTGTCATCTGCGTTAAATCGCGAATTATACGTGCTCATATTTTTATATATTCTTTTTACTACAGTTATTAAAATGCCACCTCATCATTGCAGAATAACCGCCTTCTTTTTTACAATGCGGACATTTTGTTTTAATAGCTGGTCCTGTTCCTTTTCCTTTTCTATTTTCAGATATTTTACGTTTAGTTTCATCTAATCTATTTTTGCCTTTCCAATATTTTGGATTATTATCGCCTGATTTAGCATTTGACATTTTTTTCTTTGATTCAATAGAATGTGTTTTACCTTTAAATGAAGATTCTTTACCTTTCTTTGCTTCTGATATTTTTCTTTTTACTTCTTCCGATCTTTTTCCTGAAGCATTGGTATTGCCTAATTTGGCATTTGCCATTTTCTTTTTTTCTTCTTCAGTTCTCTTTCTATTTTTACCATGCCATTGTAAATTTTCACGAGCTTTATCGCTAATACCTCTTTCTTTGCTAGCAACGCCTATTTTAATTTTAGAATCTTCAGTGTGATTTTTTCCTGTAAAATCTATTACATGAGAGCCTTGTTTTTGTTTATTATAAAACATTGGATTAGATCCGACGTCATACATCTCATGTAATCGCATTTCGTCATTAATAGCTTCTAATCTATTATCAAATACATTTAATATTTCATATTTAAAATTTAGAGGATATTCAATTTGCTCTTTCATAAAGAGACTATCAGTACTGCTAGAAAAATACTTATGACCTAAATCTTTCTCAGGTTCTATATTAGAAGTTCTTAAACCTATATAAGATATTTTATTTAGTAAATTAATTATTTGATATGTGTAATGATACTGTTTCATATACTTATATATCTGTATATAAGATTGTAACTTGTCATTTATTCAATTGCCTCTATTTCAAACTTAGAGAATCCGTTTTCTTTAAATATGTGTAACTTTTTATCAAAGATCTCGTGTGGAAGCGGAGTATGATTGATTACAAATGTATTTATCTTACTTTCTTTTATAACCTGGCTCAATATTTTTAAGATGTTGTAAATACCATCTTGATCAACTGAACTTAATAATTCATCTAAGAATAAAAGATTTAACTGTGGAAATCTTAATTTAAGAATCTTAATGATTGAAATAATAATAACGAAATCTGCTTTTTTACGTTCACCTGTTGAAAGAGTCATTGCATTAATCTCTTGCCCTAAATGTGTAATAACACAATCAAACTTTTCATTGAATTTTAATTGAAAGCTTAAGTGCATTGTTTGGCTTAAAGCTGCAATGTTTGCATTTAATCCTGGTAAAATGGTTTTAATGGCTAGATTTTTAACTCCACCTTCACCTAAGATTTCTTCAACAGCTTCTAAAAATAAATAATCTACATTTGTTTTATCCTTGTTGATTGCCTTCTCAGCTTCTTTTTTCTCAAAGTCTTCGATGATTTGTTTTAAATGATCAAATTGGCCATTATTATCAATAGAGTCTTTGATGCTTAATAGCTCATTTTTAAAGTTTCTAATGTTAGTGTTTAACATAGACACCTTTTCTAAAACCTGAGTTTCTTTAGCTTTTAATGCATTGATCTCAGTTGAAAGTTCTCTAATTCCAGTTTCGCAAGTAGATAAAAGATCTGGCATGCCTTCACATTTATGTTCCATTTCATTTTTTCTGTCTGTGTGAAAATCACCAGTTAAAGGCGCTTCGCAAGTTGGACACGCATTCTTTTCATAAAGAGCTAATTTCTTTTTAAGCTCATCATGTTCGTGTTTTAACTTGCTGTATTCTGATTTTTTAGAATCTAAGTCTTTTGCTTGTTTGCCTAAAGTTTCTTTGATCTTGTCTTTAGCTTCTTCTAATTTCTTTTTATTGTCATCAAATTGAATTAGTTTTTCTTTTAATTCTTTGATTTTTTCTTTGTTCTTAGTCTTTGATTCAGCCAATAATTGATTTAACTTCATTTGTACTGAAGTCATATTTTCATTGATCTGTTTTAATTCTCTATCAAATGAATCTAAATCAACTTTAAGATTTCTACGTTCTTCTTTAATAGATTTAGCCATATCATTTAAAATAGAGAAACCAAACAATCTATCGATGATTTGCTTCTTGTCATTATTAGACATGGTTAAAAATGACTTAAAGTCATTAACTGATAAAATAATAATGTTTTTAAATACATGGTAAGGAATGCCGTAAACCTCTTCTTCTAAATATTCTTGAACAGATTTTTTACCGGCTTTATCGAATTCAATTCCATTAAGCATTACTTTAAAATGGTTAGGTGCAAGTCCTCGTTCAATATCAACTTCGATATTTTTACATTGAACCTTTAACTTTACCATTAAGCTTTTATTGATTCTATTAGGTAAGTCTTGTAATTTTACACCTTCTAATTTACCATAAAGCCCAAACACAATGGCATTGGCGATAGTAGTTTTACCATCGCCATTTTTACCAGTCGTTAAAAACAATTCTGCTTTATCATCTTCAAAGCTTAAAGTTTGAGCTTTATTACCATAAGATGCAAAGTTTTTAAATTCAATAGATTTTATTCTCATATGTCAAGATCGTAGTTGTATGCACTTCTATCGTGTAGTTGTTTTAATGTTTGTTTAAGCTTTTGTTTCACATCATCATCGTGATGTGTACCGTCAACATACATATTACATAAGTGCAAAATATTGTAATTTTTGTAAAGATCTTCTATTTGATCCATGTCATACAAATCTTTGTCTAATAGATCATCATCTTCGTAGATGTTTGGTTCTATTTTTCTAGATATTTTCTGTACTCTATTGATTAATTTAGAAAGAGCGCTTGACGTTGCAATTTTAGATGGAACGTAAAGATCTACAAAATTATTTTCAATTTGTTTTTTAAATTCACCCAATTGAACCATATAAAGACTCTTTAAGTTGAATTTTAAAAACTTAGGTGATTTGTCATTGTGAAAGAACGTTTCTTCCATAGTTTCTAAATCTACCAAGTCAAATCCTTTAGCATTACCAGAATCTGATCTGGTTAACTCGTATGGTGTTCCTACTAATCTAAGTTTACCTTTAGTCTGTCTGTAATGAATGTGACCTGAGTAAACTGCGTCATATCCTTTATATGATTCGCTGTCTGTTCCGTGTAAGTTTCTAACTTTAGCATTTAAGGCTACGCCTGCAACTTCAGAGTGACAGAAAACTATATTTGTTTTTGGAAACTTAAGTAACGTTTCGATCTCATGATCTTCATCTCTTCTCCAAGGCATCATTAGAATTTCTTTACCATTCCAATTTAATGCCTTTGGTTTTTTATAGATGTTAACGTTAGGAATCCATTTTAAAGTATCAATTGAAGTTACCTCATTTGATTTTTTAGCCCAAATATCATGATTACCGCAAATAACATGTGTTGGCAATATCTTACCAAGTCTCTCGAATAAATCTATCGCGTAGTGTAATACTTTAAGGTTTATGCTTTGTCTATTGTCAAAGACATCACCAACCTGTACTAAAACATCGCCTGGCTTAACGTGCTTTTTTAAGGTAGGAATAAATACGTTTTCAAAAAAATCTTGCTGAATTTCAAGCCACTCGATCGAATTAGATCTAACGCCAAAGTGCAGATCCCCAAGGACCCACACTCTTTTGACTGGTTGCTTTAATGTTTTATCTTCTATCATTAAAATAAACGATTAATCTTTTTCTTTTTTAAAATCTTAGTTCTAATGTCTAACTCTTGTATTAATTCTTCTTTGAACTTGTTACTTAAAGAGGCATAGAATTTAGTTGGATTGATATTGAAA